TTTCCGTTCTGGGCGGACGCGAAGGAACGCGCGGCCGCGCAGCAGCAAATCGTGGAGTGGGCGACGACCAAGGGAGGATTTAGCCGGGACGAATTGCGGGGGCTGACGGATGCAAGGGCGTTGAAATTGATGATGAAGGCCGCCCAGTTCGATAAATGGGTGTCGGGAACGCGGACATCCGCGCCGGCGCAGACAACGCGCGCACCCGTGCGCGGAACAGCCCCGCCGCCGGCCCCCACCGAGCGCGTCAGCGTCGCCAACGAGGCGTTTGAAGCGAAGCCTAGCATCCGCAGCGGAGCCGCGCTACTGGCCGCCAGGCGCGCCAATATGAACGGCGTCGGACGGCGTTAGCCTTTCGGGGCCGGCACCGGGTACGCCTTCACCGTCCATTCCGTAACGCCTGGCCGATGCACCGCCACGATCAGCTGCGATTCGAGATTGGGCGGGAGCGGAGGAACCGAGCCGGTTGGCGGCCACATCTCGGGAGGGACCGGGACGCCGTTGTCTAGCCGCCCACCACCACCGATAGCGCCGGGCAGCCATGGGTGGCCTCCGCCCTCTTCAATCCCAAAGCCGGGATCGACCGGACCACCCTGCCAGCCCGGAGGCCCGGCATCGATGTGCCCGCCGCCCAGAGGAGTGATCATGGCGAGGTGGGTCGAGCTGCCGCCCTTTGGCTGAGCGCCGGCACCGAGGATGGTGATGGTTGCGAGGAAGGGTGATGTCATCAGTAAACTCCTACGGTATTATCCAGAACACGGCGACCAGGACCAGCACTATCCCCAGCACGGTTAGGCCGCCAATCAATCCGGCGAAAGCCAATTCCCGGCGGTGGGCACGTATCGCCCGCGCCAGCCGCTGCGTCTCCTCGTGGTAGGGCAGCAATTAGCTGCTGAGGCGACGCACCCAGCCCAGCCCCAGCAGGCCCATGCCGAGGAGGAGCAACGACGCGGGCTCAGGCACCGAAGCGGCGTCAGCGTCGCCAGTGAAGAACCCATTAAACGGGCCGATTGTGCCGGGGCCGCCGGTCGTATCCAGCGTCAGCGGCGGCGTGACAGAGGATAGCGCCAGCGTGAATGATGCCGGCGGCGCAGTCGCCAGCCCGATGCTGCTGGTGAGCGTCAGTGTGTCCGGCGGCGAGGCGATGTTGACGCTGAGCTGGTCACCGCCGATCGAGCCAAACGCGGCGTCGGTGAACGTGCCCGAGAGATAGTTGGTGCCGCCGCAGCCCGCCGCGGAGGTGATGCAGAAGCTGCCCGCATAGTGCTGGAGCACAGCGGTGCCACCGACCGGAATGGCGGTATCAGTGCTGTCCGCCGAAAGCTGCATGAAGGCGCCGGTCGGCGTGGACAGGCCAAGCTCGACCTGCGTGATCGTGATCGGGTCGGCGGTCACCGCGAGGTGCGTCGAGGTCCCCGGCACGGTCTCGGTCGCCGTCAGCCCGGTGCTGGCTCCGGTCTCGCCGAACCCGATGATCTGGATGGCGCCGGCGCTGGCCAGCGGCAGCCCGGCAAGAACGGTGGCGGCGAGAAACAGACGGCGCATTGCGGTTACTCCCCGGTTGGTTGCGGAAACTATAGCGCACCGCTCGCGCGCCGTCGTGACAATTGACAAAATTGTCGGTCGTCTAATAGTCTAGACGCGTCGCCCGAAAGAGTGCTTGCACCCACTGGAGGGCGGGACGTGCCGTCGCTTGGCTGACGCCGGCCCCAGGAGTGCTTGCACCCACCTGGCCACCCGCCGCCATCCCATTGCGAAACCAATCCAATCGGTTTCACCGCATGAGGCGCGCCACAGCGCGCGCCCGTGCTGCAATGGAGATACGGCATGGCCGTTGGCGCACAGGGTGCAGCACCCGCTGGAACGTATGTCGAGACAGCGGCCGTCGGCGTTAAGGAAGACCTCGCCGACATCATCTACAGGATCGATCCAGATGAAACGCCGCTGGTTAGCGCGTGCTCGCGCGTGGGCGCCAGCCAGGTGCTCACCGAGTGGTTGATCCAGGAGCTGAACGCCGCCGCCGATAACGCCCAGCCCGAGGGCTTCACGGCCGTCATGCAGGCGGTGCTGAAGCCAGTGCGGCTGAACAACGTCTGCCAGATCATCGCGCGGACCGTCGGCGTGTCTAACACGCTGCGCGTGGTCGATATGGCCGGCGGGGAAGACGAGTATAATCGCCAGTTGATCCTGCGCGGCATGGAGGTCAAGCGCGACCTCGAGTTGGCGGTGACGTCGCCGCTGGTGCGGACGATTACGGATCCGCGGCATATGTCCGGGCTGCCCTGCTACACCGTCAACGGCTCCAAAGGCGCAGGCGCAGGCGTCATGCCCGTCGGCGACGGTTCCAACGCCGGCACCACGGGGACGCTGCGGGACCTCGACCTGGCCACCGTCAATGCCGCCGTGCAGCAATGCTGGCAGGCCGGCGGCAAGCCAACGCTGGCGATCATGTCGGGGAATATCAAAAACTATTTCTCGACGCTCAGCCAAGGCGGCACCGCCAACCCGATCGTGGCCCAGAACATCCAGTCAGTCACCAGCCGCGAAGGCGTCACCATCATGGGTGCGGTGGACGTGTACCGCACCAACTTCGGAGCGCTGCAGCTCGCCCCCGATCGCTTCTGCCCGCTGCACCAAATCCTGATCGTGTCGCCGGACTATCTGGAAATCGCGCCGCTGCCAGAACGCGACATGATCCAGATCGACTTCGCCACCACGGGCGACAATTCGCAGGGTGGCGTGATTTTTGAGGGTACGGTGCGGCCCACGGCTCCAAAGGCACACGCCTGGGTGGCCGATTTGAATCAATAGCGCAACGATGAAGCCGCCGCTCTACTACAGCCACGACCCGGTCACGACGCGGGCAACTAAAATCACGGAGGATGACGAGGAGGGCCTCGTCTTCCTGCACACGCAGCGCACCGCCGAAATCGTCGAAAGCGCGAAGGCACTTGCCAGCAACTTCGACCCGCACAGGCGCAATCCGGAGGGCATCACGCACGTCGCGCGGATCCCAATGGTCATCTGGCAACGGCTCCAGCGGCTGGGAATTACCAAGGATGAGGCCGCACTCAATAAGTGGCTGAACTCGCGTGAGTGCCGCTTGTTTCGTACCGACGATGGAAGGAAATTGTAGATGGCTTCCCAAACCACCGAACACGCGCACCCCGCAACACGGCAGGCACACTCACCGGGAGTGCTCCGGCAGGGCGAGCCTCGGGGTGTCCCACCGATCGAGCGCGCCGAGCCGGTGCTGTTCGATGATATCGACCCGGTGCTCCTGGTGCGGCTCTACCCGGACGACATCAACACCGCCGAGGCCAGGGCAACGGCGCTTGCGCAGGGCGTCGCTACAGCAGAGGCCGGTGACGAACTCGAGGCGTCACGAATTGAATTCGATCCGGCCGCAACGCCGCTGCAGAAAAAGCAGGCGGCGGTCGCGAACGCGCAGGCCGCAGTCAAGGCCGCCGAGCACGGGACGCCAGAGCAGAAGGAAGCCGCCGCGGCCGAACTTAAGCGCGCCCAAGCCATGCCAGAACTTGAAACAAGGAGAGCAGCCATGTCCGGCAATCAGACCGCCGCACAGAAGAAGAATGAGGCAATCGCGAAGGCGCAGCAGGCCGTCAAGGACGCCGAGCATGGCACGCAGGAGCAGAAGGACGCCGCCGCAACAGCGCTCAAGCGCGCCCAGAGCCTGCCTGACTGATTGACGCCAGCATGGCGAGCTACGGGCAACTCAAGGCCGAAGTCGCGGCGTGGCTCAACCGGCGCGATCTCGGCCCAGTCATGCCCGGCTGGGTCGCCATGGTGGAGACGGAGATCGCGGAGACGCTGCGCGCCCGCTGCATGGTGACGTCCGGCGTGCAGAGCATCACCACGCCATACCTCAGCCTGCCGCCCGACTTCGCCACTATGGAAAGCATCCGCGACAACACGACGGGCGAACTGCTCGACCTGAAGGACGAGTGGAGCGGCGACTGGGGCGTCTCGTTCAATGGCACCGACCAGACAAACACCGCCGCGCCATGCACCGCTTATCGCCTCGTGCACGACTGCATCGAGTTCCTGCCCCACCCGCCGCAGCCGCTACCGGATACCTGGCAGCCGCAGCAGGTGCTCATGGGATATTATGCCAGGCCCAAGCCACTGCTGCTTGACACAGACACCAACGCTGTTCTCGATCAACTATACAGCGTGTATCTTTTCGGTGTTTGTAAGTATGGAGCAATGTTTGAATTAGATGACGACAGAGCGCAGCAAACAGACGCGGCATGGCAACAAGCAGTAACCAGGGCTAATTTGTGGAAACAACAAAGCGATTACAGCGGCGCTCCGTTCCGAAGTGAGTTGGCAACTACATTCTGAGAGTGTTATAAGCTATGGAATGTGGAAGAGCAAAGAACAGAGTGCGGCATATAACAGAGAATATGCTAAAACTCCCGTGGCCAAATATCACTGCCATAAGCAAGACGCCCGGCGCCGTGGCATTTCGTTCCTGCTGCCCTTTGAGGAATGGTGGGACATCTGGCACTCCAGCGGAAAATGGCCTGAGCGCGGTTGTCGCAAAGGTCAATATGTGATGGCGCGCTTCGGGGACCGCGGGGCCTACGAACGAGGCAATGTCAGAATTTGTCCGGTTCGTGAGAACATGGCTGAGCGAAATAAGAACCATCCCTATTCGGCGTGGCCCCCGTCACGCCCCCGCACTCGCAGCATTCATCCAGTGCCCGACTGATGCCCGTCGCTATCACCCTTCGCATCGGCAAATCCGGAACGCTCGAGCCGACGTCAACGTCATCCGCGTGCGTGCAGCCGCGCCCATTCGGCGTCGGCCGCTTCGGCGTCGGACTTTATTCCAGATATCAGCCCGGCGAGTGGCCAGCTCCCCCCCGGTGCGAAACCGGAACCTGGGAGCCGGCTGAAATGTGCGGCTGCATGTGCGGCGCCACCACCACGACGACAGCGAGGCGGCCATGAACGACGACTACACGACAACACCAAACTTTGGGCTATATAAGCCTACGCCGAACGCTGATTACGATCTGTGGGGCGATCACCTCAACGCCAACGCCGACAAGCTCGATGCGGTGATCAAAGACATCGTTGTCGCCGGCAGCATCTCGCTGAACCAGATTGATTCCGCCGCGTATGATGCTGTCGCCGACTTCGTGCAGCTCAGCGGCACGATCAGCTGGAGCAACAACATCGTCACTATCACGGGCGCTAACTTCACCGCAGCTGACGTCGGCAAGCTGTTGATCATGCCGTGTGGCCCAGGCGTCGGGGTCTACGGCGACCCGGCGCTGGTGAAAATCACGGGCATCTACAGCCCGACCAGTTGCAACGTGGACACCAATAACCCCACGCACCCGTTCACC